AACAAGATCTCCCTCATAGATGAGTCATCACCGACCAACCGAAGAAATGACTATGCTCAACCAATATCGTAATCGAATTGAGCGATTGAATGGTAATATTAGAGGGTTTAGAGGACTGATGATCAAATACACATAGACCGTTGATTCATATCGGACATATTTGTATTTATCATTACTATGTATCACAGTTTATCAATTGTTCCTCCATAAGTAAACATCCACAGATTATCTCATGTGGTGTCACTCTCTGTGTTTCAAGTTTACGGAAAATATAAAAATACCTATGGATCATAATAAAATATTTATTTTTAAAATAATCAGATACTTCATTGATAGATATGACTCAAAATGATTTACTGTAAAGAATAGTAAATCTCTTTGAATTTTTACCAATGTTGTATTTCTGGACACCCTCTAAATAATCAAAGATAGTTACTAATTATCTCTTATGAAAAACATCTTAATACCACAGTAAATTGAACAAGGGAGCCCAAGATCGAAAACCTGGTGTCTGGTTTGTTGGAAAACGACACATTCGATAAAAATTGTCATCATTGATGTTATTGGGGGTAATCGAGACTTTCCACTTAGCATTTCGAATAATATTATTATTATTTCCATAGAATGATTTTTGGAAAACACTATACCCCTTGGCATGTAATTGATTAATTAGTATGTTCCGCAGTTGCTCATCCAGTTCAAGAACTATACTATCTTGATCCCCAGTGAACTCACTGAATGCTTTTTCAACGAGTTGTCGTTGTTTATCGATAACCTGTCGTTCATAATCAATTTCTTTTGCATGTCTCAATTCATACACCCTTTTTGCATCAGGTATATTTAACAGGTTGTCATTGTTATTGTCATTGTTATTGTTATTGTTATTGTTATTGTTATTGTTAAACATATTGTCTGTCATTGTATATGATATGTTTCGTATATATACACAAAAATAAGATGTAAAAAATTCAATTTTCTGTTGATAATTTATATCAAAATATATTATCAATTGTAATTAATTCATTGCCGTTACATATGACAGAGTTTCCCATCATTGTTGTTAGTTTAATAAAATCATCAGCATTACACATTATTGAGTCTTGGGTATCACACAGAATCAATTCTGGTGTAAATCTGTATTGGGTGTCACTGAAAAAATTTCCCTTGGGACCAGCATATTTATTTATGATTGGTAAAATATCATCATGATCGGAATCATACCTGTTCGTACTGACATGATCATACTCAAGTTTCATACAAGAATCAAGATCATTCGCAGAATAGATCGGAAACTCCACCAGCATTCCACCAGTAATATTGGTAATCGGCAATATGTATTCATCATCACCATAAATAAAGTAGACATATATAACAGATTTGTAGACATCATTTGTTTTCAGCAGGTTGACCAATTGGTCAAATTCGAGTTTAAAACTGTTGTATCGTAAATCTATCGGTAACCTAACGGGAACATGAATCAATTGATTACTCGAATGTAGTATAATATTTGTTATACGGTATAATTTTTCGGATTGATTATGGTGGTAATTAGCATATTTATAGTCCAAATAAATGTCAAATATGTAGTTAATTGTGTATAATATGCGATATTTAACACATCTTAGATTGCATACAATATATGCTCCACCAGCAATGATGAGAAACAGTATAAGATAGTACATCATCACTGAATACATATCGATCAGATTATTTAATATTTAAGAAATATCTGTCCACGTGAGTGATCAATTTTTTATTTTATTGAGAACCGAATATCGGTATTGTTGACAACGATACCAGATATCATAATTCATGTAAAATTATACATAATTTTACATTACGGCAAATTACATTATAATTTGTTAAATATATTTAAAAGATTTAATATCACAGTAAGTTTTTGGGCTGTATTAGTCCAGGTAGCATGATTCCATATGGCACATATAGATTTCGCCAAATGTACCCTAAATTTTGTTCGATGATACAAATTAACTCCATACCTCTTTCAAATGAGAGATACAAAGTGACATTATATGATTTAAACTTCTTTTAACACGATAGCACGCGATAATGTTAAAGAAAGTAATGATTCCAATGAAAATTCTTTGATAAAACTATATTGCTTTGTTCAATGAGGAAAACAATGAACATAATAACCAAAATCAGACACATACTTATGTTGATTATAAGCAACAGTATTCTTTGATTGACAACTATTAGTGTTCCATGTGACGATATTTTGCAAAATACTCATCCTTTGGTGTATTATCAAAAATTTGACAAATATCATTGATTGATGAGCAAAATTTACCTGTCACATTCATATTTCTGTACATATTCCCCACAATAATTCTCTATTGGGACCTTTTAAAGTGATAACACCATGCGTTCCGTTTTGGTTACCCCATCCAAAATATAAATAATCAACTTCCTCTTCATTTACCTTTTTCTCTACACCCAATGACCATATTCCATAACATATCTGTATGTTACTTGATCCATTTTATGTGAATTCATGTTAATTTATATTGAAGATATAAATCAATTTTTGATTATCATGAAATTGCTGAAGTTAGCCCAAATTACTCAACTACCCATACATTAAACTATGATGGGTCAATCTGGTTAATTGACCCAAACCTCGATTGAGATCTGTCATTTATACAGATATGTTTAAATTAAAGTGATCTCAATTTATTAATCAAAATTTTACCGGTTGAATCTGTAAATAATTTTATTAAATTTGAATTAAAGTTTGGGTATGTATATAAATAAGATATATACATAGTCAATGGAACCTGAAAAAATTTTGACAAAGGCTGAAATTGAAGAGAAAATTAGAGCTCTAAGTGATGAGGAAACCGATTTCATTATTAATGTTAATAGTATTCTTGGTAATTTGGGGGCAGATTATTTTCAAACGACAATTAATGTCGTCAGCAAAGCATTATTTATCTTGCAAAAAGATCATATTCCCGGTAATATTATTAATATTACCACGATTGCGAACAAGATTTTACAACCGCCATCCGGGTTAAATCGCGTGGAAATCATATGTATTCTGTATTATTTGCAACAGAATGTCGGAACTATTCAAATGGATATAGAAGCAAATGAGATGCCGATGTGGACCATTCGTGAAGATATTTTCAAAAAATTATGTTCTTAATTTCACTCTTCCAATCGACAGATAATATTCTCTTTGTTGAATAAAATACTCAATCACCTTCTTTATTTTTTGATCATACAAGTTATCATAACTATATGAGATAAAATTAATCAAATGCTCATTGATGGTTATCAACCCAGTAAGCAACTTATTCAATAATTTTGGTTCGTAGGAAATGGGACCGGTTTCCTGAGCTGGTGGATTTGACCTCAGATATTGTAAATCTATATCAAGAGAATGATGAATTTCTTTAAGTAAATGAATGTTGTATGTGTCAACATATGATACATTTAGTACAACAGGATCACCTGCTGTTTGCATTAAAACAAGCTTTTTATCATCCAGTTTAACATTCATTCCTAAATCTGACTTAGTTAGAATATTTCGATTGACAAATGCGGTAATGATGCCAATTAATTTCCAGTTAGATGTTAATTGTTTGATTTTTTCATGGTTTTCGATAACTGGTTCCTCTGTTGACATAATTGATTTAGATTATATCAATAAATAAAAACACATGAAAATTTCAATTTTTCACTAAATTACAATATGACTCACATCAGTACCTGCAATGAATATCGGAGAACTATTTACATTTATTTTTTTTAGTATTTCATTCTCGTTCATATATTGAAGGAGATGTTTATGTGAATCAGCAATTTCACCCATGGTCATATCAGGTGTGACTATCACTCCAATAAAAAGACCATATGTTCCCTTTAAGTAATTACGATGTGTTTCACTTGTAGCAATAGAGCCATTCGTTAGTAGTACACATAAACCACATTTATCTGGTAATGTCACATTTGGAATATTTCCATAATAATAACCAATTACGGAATTATTCAAATACATATCAGCTATTTTATCATCCTCTTCGTCATCCAAAAATTCATCATCAGGGTCTGGATCTTCTGGTGCAAATTTCCCATCATTTGGAATAATGATTTCATATCCGTATAAAACAATTGGTGAAAATGTGTCCATAATAGCGTATAAATGTTTCGCTGAGACTGTGGTCAATATAGAATCAATTTTTACATTTTACATTTTACATTTGTATTTTGAAAATTTGATTTAAACCATTGTCACTTAATTAGTCAACAATTAATCCATACTGATATGCAACAACCAAGTAACCAATGTCCTGTTTGTTTAAAAATGCTGAGTAGCCCAAGATATTTGCAAAAACATCTTTTTATGAATAAAAAGAAATGTATTCCTCCTGCTGGACATACTCCTCCCAAGATTGACTATGAGGAAAAAGTTATTCTGTGGGATACTTCGTCGACAGACAAAGTTCAACATAAAGTCAAGATTAAACAAAAAACTGAGGAGAAAGAACCAGTGACTAATATTGAAAATCAAGAAAGCAAAGTAACAAACAAATATACTATTGCCGTTGATAGTGATGGAAATATGATCAATTTACCTCATATTGAAACACAGAATGATGTAGTGGAGAATAATCCAGTATTGATGGAACAGATTAAAAAAATCGTCAAGAATCTAAATGTCTCGAACGGTGCCAATTTCAAACTACCACCTGAAATTGAACAATATCAAAAAAAGATAGAAGAGATTCTTGAACAATTCGGAGATGTTCGTCAAATTATCGAAACCGGACTTAATAATGATTTATCTGTAGTAGAAACCATTATTTCTATGAATTACGATGAGGATAATAATACTGTATATATTGAGAGAATTACCATACCAGAGAATCTCAGGAACCGTACTGACAGAACAATGACCTTTATCGAAATTATTTACAGTGGTATGTACCAGATATTGACAAATTTAATTGCGCACAAGTCCAGGTTTTTTGAAGTAACCCACTCGAAAAAAGCATATGATGATCGGAGCGTTGTTATGAAATACAGGAAATGTGTACTAGTTAGCTATCTTGTTTTGAAATACAGGTTGGACAAAATGCAAATGTTACAAAAATCTCAATCTGAACATTATAGTAAAATAATGTCTATGTGCGAAAAATATATCAATCTTATTAATAATCAGCATTTACCAAACATTCATCAATATGATGAATGTTTTCTCACCAAATTGAAATTGACCGGTAAACTATCCATTATTGAGTTACACAGTATTATTAGTTTTTACGAAACATTCACTCAATTGATCAATATTAATTCCGACGGAAAATTCATTAATCCCGCTTGTAATAAACGCGAGGATACAATGCAGGATGATATAAATGAAACGGAATTCAAGCGTGAACCGGATTATAAATATATCAATCTGGAAAATTTATCATGGGAACATATATTGTTTCCAGATTATGACTATGAAATTATTGATAGGGATTTTTGCTCATATTTGGTTAAAATAACACCCAAAACTATTCCAAGAACCACCACATATGATCATCCTGTATATTATTATAAACGAATCTATATCGATGGGTCATCTGCACCACCTCTTGAAGAGCAAGACTATCAAATGTTAATAGGATCATATTAACATCATATATTATATACAAACACATGATTATAATTATGTATAATACTGAGATGACGGTACCTCCAAATATTCATTGGACAAAGCAGTATATGTCAACACTATTAACTGATCATGAGCAAATGTCTTTCGCGGTTGACAATAATAGTAACATATATATCACTACTAATACTGACACATCTTTACCATCACTGTCTGGCATATATGATGTCGTTTTAATGAAAATTGATATCTATGGCAATACATTGACATCATATAAATTATTTGATGAAGTGATCTGCAAAAAAAATTTCGTGCTCACCTTGGATTCACACGGGTCACTTTATATGATATACGAAATCATTACCAATAATGCATCTGCACCAGTAGATGCAGATGTAGATGTAGATGTAGATGTAGATGTAGATGTAGATGTAGTGTGTATAAGTATTGTTAAAATTGATAATGATGGTGATATTTTATGGGCATTTACTCAAAATGATCAGTCGTTGAATGTGACAAATAATACTCATAAATCCATATTGACAGATTCACTTTGTAATGTATACATTATATATAACACTTACAATGTGTCAGAATGTTCATACAATAGTATTTTGGTCAAATTGAGTTCTACTGGAGAGTTGATGTGGGTTAAGAACAATGTTTTTGCCACACCAATGGATGTGAACAATCAAGTTTCATTTACAATTGATTCAAATAATAACATCTATCTAGTTTATCAAAATACAAATAATGAACTGAATCAAATCTGGATGAATGATATAGTTGTCTCAAAAATAGATGAAAACGGAAATGTTTTATGGTTATATCAACAACCAATGCTGAACACGATTGAATACGAAGCTCACCCAAGTATTATCTCCGATGAAACTGGCAATACATATATTGTTTATAATGGTGAGAAAATCAATCATGACCAAACGGAATTTGATGAATACAATCTCATTGTTTTTAAACTGGACACCAATGGGCATCTACAATGGGTCAAACAATATCCATCAATGAGTATAAATGAATTACAATTTGCCCCAAAAATGGCAATTGATCTTATGGGAGATATTTATCTGACATTTGAGCATTTTTCAAATAAATTGTCGTGTGTCTGCGTCTCATTTTTCAAGGTGAATACTAACGGAGAAACACTTTATTTTTTGCAGCAACCAATTACAATTATGTCGCGAGATATTGTGTATCCTGAGATTACTGTCGACAAACTTGGTAATATATATACTCTACACGGCCAAATTTGCAAGAAATCTAATTATTTAATAGAGAAATCGCTGATTGTTTCGAAATTTTTACCATGTATGGAATATTCGCCAACACTCACAATCGATGATAACAACAATATATATTACACTTATTACACAAACGGATATACCGATCTAAAAGGATATAACATCGTAATCACAAAAAAAGACCAATATGGTAACACTTTATGGAGTATATGTGATCCAGTATTCAGCACAAATTATGATTCATCGTATCCGTGTATTGTCTCATATAATAACGCGTGCTATGTCGTCTATCACACACTGGGAATAACATCTGGATCGACACAAACAGGCACATCAGATATTGTTGTTTTGAAAATTGATGAAACCGGTCGTGTCATTTGGATAAAACAGCAACCATCTTTTAATACAAAGAAAAATAACGAATTACCTTCGATTGATGTTGATATTAATGGTAATTTGTATGTTGCATATCAAACACATCTAGCACATTCATCGGCGACTAATCTCTATGATATTGTCATTTTTAAGATGAATCCTGATGGACACCTGAAATGGGTCAGGAGAGGTATTAATAAATATCAAAATAATTCATCACCTCACCTCAAATGTGATCGACAACGCAATGTTCTTTATGTTGCTTATGTCAACAATAATAATCAGATGGTCGAATATAATGACATTGTTTTTATTAAATTGGATTTAAATGGTGAATTATGTGTAAATTTGTATGGACAAAATTGGAATGTAAAAAAGGAACAGTTGAATACCAATTTAAATGATATTGAACCAGTACTTTGTTTTGATGGTGTAGGAAATATATATTTGTGTTATGTGACAAATGGGTCAATCAGTGGGTGTACTAACACAGGTAACTATGACATAGTTATTTGTAAAATAACTTCTGATGGTACTATATCCAAAATAATACAAAGTGATATTTTCAATTCTAATAGAGATAATATACATCCCTCAATCAGTTATAAAGACGGACATTTATATATCGCATATCAAACATCAGGTCAAAATAATGTTGGTCGGTGTGATATTGTGGTTATGAAGTTAAGTGTGATAACATTTGAAATTATATGGATTCAACAAAAGTTGAAAATTAACACCATAATGGACAATTTAAATCCTCAAATAAATGTGGACACTAATGGTAATTCTTGCATCGTTTATGAGACCACTGGTTGCATTCCTGGACAAATCTTGGCTGGACAAGGTAGTAAAATCATCGTTGCCAAACTGAATAAAAATGGTTCAATCGAATGGATTCGGAGATAATATTTAAATTGTCATAATATTGTCCTGTGCTTTAAATGGACGTTGCGTCCAATAATAACCCTCAAACATGAGACGGAAACTAGGCAAGTATTGTGTCATACATGGCAGTTGAATGACTAAGTCATGCTGACGACATGCCACGACTAGATGGCGATTGTTTTGCAACATAAGGACTTCACCATCATTTGATGGCGAGGGTATTGCACATTCAAGTGTGACATTTTGCTGATAATTTTTAATTCAGCTTGCTTCATAACATCGATTGATCCAATAATACGTAAATTGGTGATGCTGTCCCATTTTGTGGAATTGGATAATAGATGACGCATTTTTTATCCTCAATATAATAATATGGGTAATCTTGACTAACAGTGTCTTCAACTGTTCGGTGCATCAATATTTCATCAATCACATGATTAGATCCAGGAGAAATTTGGTCGTTATATTGCTGTCCAATTATATCAAGTTGTGGTTGTTGGAATAATAAGAGAGATAATCGGCTATCATAACGGACATGTCGTGAACAAAAAACACATTTCAGCTGTTTTTGACTCATAAATTGAGTGATGAATGGCATGTATTTGAGTGGATCATGTGTTCTATTACAGACCGAGCTGATATATTTCTTGTTGGTTTCTGGGTTATCTGGGACCATTAACCAGTTAATGGATTGGAGTTCCAGATCAGTCAAGTCTGGAATTTCAAACTCACTTTGTTTATTATCCTTAACCAATATACACCCATTTATTTGATGTGCGCGTAAAGTTATGTTATCATCTAATTTCAACAGCAAATTAGCGTTACTAATGCGTTCCCAAGTTTTTTGTCCGAAATATGTGATCACCAAGCGGAATTTTAATCGTAGATTTAATATGCCGTGTGGATTACCATCATATTTGATTAGCAGTTCATTATGTGTGTAGTTAGAGAACAATGGGTGAGTTACTGGGATGATGGTCTACTGATCCCAAAAACCTGGTTTGGTCGGAATGGTTGTTCATATTGACAATCCGCAATCCTCAAGATGTAACTCATTTTATCATAGATTTTCTGGAAAATAAGTGAATTATCTTCGTCATTCGGTCCAAGTAGATGGCAATCCAGTCTCCATAAGCATTTGTCTTGCAGAAGACCATGATTGAACGGAACGGTTAGGGACAGACCCACAACTGTCCCCATATTCTGTTTTTCAGTGATAAACCTTCATGCCCTCATCGGTATGAGAAAAAACATTTCATCAGTCTCTTTCGTCATAGAAACTAAATCTTCTTCAGTCATTGTCACACGTTCTTTTTTACTGTCACTGGGAATGCTGTTGTCGTCAAAACTACTCATTTTCCCGCAATTTTTCTATATTGTTTTAACACGATATTTTCGCCAGATAAACGCAAATATTTAATTGTCTTGCGTTGGTGTAATTCCATCCACACCACATTCGGTACTTCACTGATTTCCAGACAATGAACCAAGATATTGAATGCTTGTGCGAAATATGTGACTCGGTGATCAGTCGTGTGTAAATTAAATTTACTTGTTGGAAAATAGTTGTGATCTTTTCCGATAATTGGTTAAGACGGTCAAGAAACTCCGGTTTCTGCTCCAATATCTCGATAGTCAAAATAGTCTGATAATCATTGATCCCTTGAAATCCATAGAACGGTAAAATTTCACGATCCAGCAAAGTAATTTGTTCATACATCGACTTCATTATTAAATGATTCACATACAACTGAATTTTCCAAATATGTTATGGTCAATGATTTTGATTTATGATGAGCAAATCATATCCTTTTCGCCGTGGAATCGGGTTCAAGATGATTCAATGTTTCAAATCAGTTTATAAATCCTACATTTCACGTGTTATCCGACTATCACTGTCACTATCACTATCATTAGTGTAAATTAATAGGCGAAAATCACCACTTTTAATCTCACATGTTCCGTCATACCAATTGAAGGACACTTCTTCAACGAATTCATGAACTGAGTAAAGATCACCATTACCCATCGTAGGAGCATTAACCAGATCAGCAGAAACTAGAGCGATAGTTCCTGAATCGACAGGATACATAAACTCACTAGATGAGGGATAAAATCCATCACCATATGCTGTTGAATGAACCGCAAAATACCCTGTGTTTTCTGCATCTAGGCATTTAAACTCATAAATTCCATCGTCAAAATCATGTTCCCGTTCCCACACATCATGGAGTGTCTCTGAGAGTATGTAACATGGATCACCAATATAGTATTTTCCTGGTGTTAATTTTTGGCTGTTCATAATATAATGAATCTATTATATTATGAACAGTAAAATATATCATTTTTCTGGCCTGTCCCGAAAAAGTCAGGTTGAATTCTCATTATAAAAATGTAACACAGTATCTCGGAAATCGAATATTATATCGTTTCCGTGAATCATACAAATTCCAGAGTGATCCAAGCAGCTACTTCCAGACACGAATGTAATATTTGATTGACCAGTAATTTTTATGTAAACCCTCTGAATAATAACAATTCATAGGATCTAGTCAAACATATCACTGGGTTGTAGTTACGAAATAATATTTTATTTCGTAGCAGTTCCAATATTTTGGAAAATACACCACAAAGATTGACCCACTTTCGAGGACATTGGCTTATAAACAAAAAATTGATTTAACTTTAACGAATATCTCTTTTGTTGGATATAAACCATGTCTGACGACAATAGGAACGTTGAAGAAACAAACATTGTGCATGGACCGTATACACCATCCGATTTTCCAGAATTGGATGAAGCAACACGCACCTTGGTAGATAATGCTGTAGCTGGTATGAGTGATGCGTTCAATCAGAGAAATTTGGCACTTCAAATACAAGAATCATTTGCAGCACACGGCATTAGGCTGCTATATGATCCAATGTGGGGAATGTTCCTTGCTGAATATGGCAACATAGATGGTGGAAGAAATGAATTCGACGATGAATATGATGCTGAGTACGATGATGAGTACGTCCAAGCCCAATCAGCATCCATTAATGACTATCAACCGCCATTTAAACCAGCCCCAGCAGATGTTATGGATCAGGTCTCGCCGGTCGAGAAATTTGAGGACAAACCATGTCCGGTATGTTTAGATGATGATATGACACCTGAAGGCTTAGTTAAAACACAGTGTAACCATATTTTTCACAAAGAATGTCTTCGTGACTGGTTATCAAGGGGCGATTTTTGCCCAGTGTGCCGAAATGCATTCAAAAGTTAATACTGTAACTGTGTTCCGTTTTTGATGTACGACCAATCATAAACATTATCATATACGAAATTATTCTTTTTGAACAATTGAGTGAACAGGTTATACAAAAAATTATAATTTGGTTTCTCTGTAAAATCAAGAGACCGCACATAATCCATATAGATTTTAAATTCTTTGGGCAATCCTTGACACAATTGTTCATTGGTTGTGTTCTTTTTACATTCATAAATCATATTGTATTTTTCTTCGCGGGGCATATCTTTTTGACACACCCCTTGCCAGGGTAATTTACCTTTAATAAAATAAACAAGCATATAGCCTATTGATTCCAGATCATCTCTGCGTGATGATTCATAACCTTTGTGACTATTGATTGATGTATACCTGACTGTACCAACCAGTTTTTTATTAGCAGACATCTGGATGTGTGAATTATCACTATTTTTGAAAAATTTACATAAACCAAAATCCACAATATAAACATCATTATTATGCAATCCTATAAGGAAATTTTCGGGTTTTATGTCGCGATGAATAATACCTCTAGAATGGACGTACTGTATTTTTCGAATAATTTCTTGAGCGAGAATGAGAACGGTTTTCAGCGTAAAATGATGGTCACATATCGACATTAAATTTTCTAAATTGGGGCCGCACATCTCAATAATTAATGCATTGTAATCATCCTGGATACCGCTCCAATAGATTTTAGGGATCCCTTTACCTTCTTTGTATAAATACTGATATATATTAGCTTCTGAAGGTAATAATTGGATATCTTTATTACGTGATTCTAATTTAATAGCTACAAGTTTGTCACGACTATTGTTGGGTAATGATTTATCGATACCGACATAAATTTCACCAAATGATCCAACTCCTAATGTCTTACCTAAAACGTATTTATTGTTGATCAAAATATAACATTGAGACATAATAGAATATATTATCTGTAATATTATATCAAATATAATTGAACTAATGTTAAACAAAAATTGAATTTAACAATAAATCTATCATTTATTTAAAATAAATTCCTGCCGATGACTACTGAAAAAACTGATATGTCAGACTATCTGTTAAAAACTATGGGTAATCAACTGAAAAATAAAAATCTGAAAAAAATATTGAAAAAGGTTCAAAACGACCCAAAAATGTTTGAACTCATCAATAATTTACAAAAAAATATGATGGCGCATAATACACAAACTGACCCCAACGGGACGCCTCAAGAGAGAGTCAAAGAAAGAATCAAGCAGTGTCGCTTGCAGCGGGGTGGTAAAATTAGACAACAATACGAGTCTGAAAAAGTCACGAAAAAAGATCAACCCAATGAACAACAATTGGATACAACTGTGAAAAGTGATGTCCAGGAAACGGTCACATCGACTATAAGTGATGTAAGAAAAGAAAAGAAAAAGAAAAATGATAGACTCAAAAAGTTGAAGAAAAAATATGGTACCATTACACTGGATCAGTACACTGAATCACTAAAGAAAATCAATGACTCACAAATTTCGACTAACGAAACGAATCATCACCGTAACATAGTTGAACTATATGTGAAACAAAGTAATTCATCCCAAGAAAAAATATTGGAAAATGATGGTGACTGTGACGATGAAAATGCTACATCAGATGTTGAAATCATTGATATAGAGTCAAAATAAATACATGCATGTTCCGAAATTATATATTGTGATTATAATATAATGTCTATATTGCAGATTTTCTTATTTCTTATAATCTTTGGGTGTGTCATCTACTATCTGATCAATTTACTTATTAAGAAAAGAATGACAGAAAGTTTTACCGTTGATCCAAATCGAGTCTTTGACATTAATGACAGTCATTATTTTTTAACAACAAGCATTCTACCTGGGAAAAAAGATATTGCTAACCTGAAAGAAACAAATCCGTGTCATACCAACTACTATTATGTGAATGACAAAGAAACCGTGATTGAGCAAACAGATCCCAATGTGGTTGTACATCGTGTGAGTAAATTGAGTTATCCACACATAAAAAAACAATTAACTTGCATCAGTGAACAAGATCCCGTCAGTTATGCTGTTAAACAATACCAACCATATATGTATAATCGACCAGAAATCATCAATTATTATGATTTTCCATTTTATCGGGATTGGAGATATCCTGAACAACCAATAGATGTACGATTCGCAGTAAATCCCCAGAAATTTTGCGCATTAAATCCACAAGTATATCCATGTTATAAATATTATTCGAAATGGTAACGCTATTATAATGTTCTTGTCTAATCCGCATTAATTAAGGAGTGTCCCAAAATTATTTTCATGAAATTAATTTTGGGCCACTCCTTAATATGGATTATTGTCTTTAATAACAACACAAAGTTTAATATAAAATTAAGTCAATAAATCTTGAATTTTATTTACTTAGTAGTAGTAGTAGTAGTAGTAGTAGTTTTCTTCCGACGGATTGGGGCCTCTGCCGGTTTTACTGGTTCAGGCTCTTTAACTGCAACTGGCTTAGGAACAGTCTTAGGAACAGGCTTCACTTCCTCTTCCTCTTCCTCTTCCTCTTCCTCTTCCTCTTCCTCTTCCTCTTCCTCTTCATTGGATAGTGGAACTGGAACTGGAACTGGAACTGGAACTGGCGCACTTTTTGCTGCCTTAGCAGGCTCTTTCTTAGGTTGAGCCCCACTTAGTAGGTTAGCAGCAGCTATAATAGTTTCACGTTTGGCTTCCCAACCAGAAGTTTTCATTTCAGTGTCAATTGAATCATTGTATGTCTTAGCCTTATCTTGGAAGGGAACTTTATCTGCATCAGTCAGTTTCTTCCACATCTCACCAATAGTCTTCATTCTCTCTTTAGCACCAACACCAGCCTCTTTGACTTCACCCATCTTAGCGGCCACGAAGAAGTGGTAACCATTCTTATGGGGAATCTTATCTGATTTGGTGACTCTCTTAGCACCACCTCTCTTACCTTTCTTTTCTACTACGGGTGCTGCACCAAATGAACCCATATGGCGCTGAATAACCTTCAGCAGCCCTGGTTTTAGTTGTGCCACAGTATCCCTGTCAAGTTCGCACATTGCTGATAGTTCATCAAGAAGTTCAGTTACAATTTTCTCGTCTGCCATTTCTGTGTCTTTGTGTTTTGTGATATTATGTGATATGAAATATATCAACATTAAATACATTTGAAATTCAATTTTATTTGATTAAAATTTTAATCAAAATTATATTGAAATTTTCATCATTCATTAAAATTACATAAATAAATATCAATGTCTCCATCGCATCCCTATCATTTTCATAAAAATTGAAATGATATTTGACGTTAATTAATATTAATTAGCAATTAAATGCAAAATAAATCAAAATTTGACCTACCTTGGATCGAAAAATATAGACCAGAAACATTGGATGATATCATAGACCACAAAGAAAAAATTAATACCCTTCGTTCATTGATTTCAAGAAATGAATTAACTCACCTAATTTTTTACGGATATCCAGGAACTGGAAAAACCAGTATGGTATTGGCGTGTGCACGAGAGATATATGGTGATCAAATGAGCAAATACATTCTGGAACTTAATGCATCTGATGATCGCGGAATTGAAACCGTAAGGAAAAAGATCCCAGATTTCGTCAAATCGACTTCAAATAAAATAAGGTTGGTTATCTTGGATGAAGTTGATGCTATGACGAATGATGCTCAAAGTGCACTGAGACGAGTTATCGAGAAATACAGTAAAAATAGCCGTTTTTGCCTAATTTGTAACAATATCAATAAAATTATACCCGGGTTACAGTCAAGGTGTACCAAGATGAGATTCGGATATCTCAATGTGAAAGAGATTACCACAAAACTCTCTCATATTATCAATGAAGAAGGTATAAAGATCACCCCACTTGCACTAGAAAGGTTAGTAACATTAAATAAGGATTTTAGGCAAATCCTCAATACGTTACAATGTCTGCATATCATCAAATTAAATCAAGGAGATGATTATAAAACAATCGAACCGGATGAAATAAATGAATATTTGGGTGTACCGACTGACCGAGATATTGAAGAAATTATAACTACACTATTTGGTCAATCTTTCCATCAGGCTTGTGTGTTGATTAATGACTTATTTAGGAATAATCAATGGAATTTAACGGACATCATTCACCGATTAACTGAATATATCATTAAGAACCAAAAATTAGCACAAAAACAAAAATATTACCTGATTGATAGACTATCAGATATTGAATTTAAACTCAGTCATTCCAATGATGCTGAAGTACAATTATATGCGCTAGTTTCAGCTTTCCAACAAAGTGTGTCATATCAATAAATTAAATTACATAAAACTTCGACACATATTATAGATATAACGACTACTATTGAACTCCTTGTTGGTGGACGCGTAATCTATGAGATTAATGTGCACGATCATATTGCGACAATACATTTTCTTACGTATCCAAGATCTTTGACTATAGATGAATGTAACAGGTCCGCATTGGCTGTTAAGTACAAAGGGGGTATCGGTTCACTCCCTATGACAAATGGTCACCTTGACCTTCTCCTCCGGTGTTTTTCACCATTGGAGATCAATATCAATTATCAACAACAATCAGATTTACCAATGGGTGTTCAATCATTGCGTTTTTACTGTCCAGCAACACCTAATGGCAACAATGGACTCCTATTAGATGTTGTATATGTATCAAATATTTTACAATTACGAACCTCATTACAAGAAGGTGGTCGTGGATGTTTTGGGTATGTGGTTATACATCTGTCTGGGAAATTCCCATTAATTGAAACCATGACTTGAAGTTGATACAACTTCAAGTCACTTGGATGACAACATAATTATTTAACTTTGAGCAGATTAATCAAAGTTAAAACTTATTGAAAATGAAATAAAGTTAATTATTAGTCAAATAAATCAAAATTCACTCATAAATAAAATACCAATACGGTATCTCAGCTACTTGTTGTAACCTAACGAATAATGGTGGATATTTATTTAATTCAGCCACATATTGATTCTCAACATCGACCGGTACATTCAATTGACGTAGACGTTTATGATCATGTCGATCCATACTAGACAAGGTAGATGCTAAATACAATATTTTTCCTTGATTAGGAACAGTCATCCATCCCAGTGATGGATTTTTGGCCGCCATAAATTCTTCTTCAATTTTCTTCATAAAGTCATTTGGTATATCGGAAAATTTCAATAATGTACCAAATAATACAGATGCAGTGTAATCGTGACCCATTTGTTATACTTAACTATATATATATATATCATATCAATATATTCAATTTTTGTGAAAATATTTCACTCACGGTTTAGACGATCAGACACCAGCAACTTATCAGAGTCTTGTTTTGATAAGACGAATGAATACAATCTATACATAAAGGATATGATTTTTATACTTGACACAAATCGTAACATATATGAATTGATTTAAATGTTTGGGCTGGACAAATTTGGTATCCAGTAAAATACAGAACTTTTTTGACATTTAAAGTCCTTGAATAAAATAAATTGTGTTGCATGTTTATATCTGCAATAGGTATATATCAAGTATTTTTCCAAGTAAGCGTTACTGAAGCCGGACAGTTAATTATAACTCTTAATGGAAATGATCTAGCATATACCGTGGCTGGACGCGCAACAGGTACTGATCAAATAGTGCAAATGGTTATCATTCAAACAACATCCATTAATAATATACTAACTATCCGCAATCCCAGCGGAAATTCACCAGCATTAACCATCACTCCACTGGCTGGTGGCACGAGACCTGTTTCAGCGCATCTTGTGATCACAAGACTCAGATAAATCTCATAACTATTCACATTTATATCAATATAATTTTCATGTGTTGTCATATGAAATTATCAACCAAATGAAGTTATTATTCAGATTTTTAATAAAATTCTCAATTGTTAAATGGTTGTCAAGATAAGTCAAAAAAGTATACCGTATTTCGCAAACATATGTCCTAATTTTCAATTTAGCGAGAATTATTCAATGTATCTACAAATAGTTATGATTTTCTCCAAATCTATAAAACGTTGATTCAATAAATTATTTGCCATTCTTAATACCTGTATCATTGATGAACAATTGGTTTTTCGCCATCTATTGAAATACAATGTTTCATGATAATCTTTGGCTGATTTGACCCGATTTAGAATCTCATTGATACTCTTGATGGATTGATCAACATCAGTGAGTGCCATTTTAATAGATTGTTTAAATACATATCCTTTTTTCTCTTTCTCGTCGAATTCAGTGATCAATTGTTGTATTTTTGACACTTTAGATTTTAAATCACATTCTTCTAATAATGTATAAAATTCCTCAAAACTTGGATGTTTATTAGTTGCTAGATAACCGATTAATTCCAACGTTTTACCACAAGTAATATTAAAGGTTTCCAAACATAATTTAGTTCCAAAACTTCCCACTGCTATTGTTGTTGCCACAGTTGCGGCTGTTGCTGTCATCATATTATTATATATTATCATGTGAAATGTTTTTATGGTTTTTCTTCAATTGTATCGGACAAAGTGGAATGCTCAAGTGACTAATTATTTTCCGTTGATAACATACATCTGATAAATCATAAATGTGTTTATTCCATGTCAGTAAATCATAGTCTTCTAAAAATTTGTTGGGGCACGCATGATTTTCTAAATTACGTTTAATTAGGTAATTAATCCCCTTTAAATAACTATTTTGTAAATTATTCGCTAACTTTTTACCCATCGATATTTTTGACTCAATAACTCTCTCTGATCTCTCATTATAAAAAGCAATATTGTTTTTACTACGATCAGTATAATACATTTTTCAGACCTACCTGAGCGTTCGTTCTTCATACACACGACCCTATTGGGTAAATTGTTATCATAACCCATATAGATCTTTTCGATGAGTTTACAGTCTCCCGATATATCTGATAATGCACAATCCTTGATATATTCTATAGCATCACTAAAGTCACCCATTCTTTCCGTCAGTATGTCCAAATAATTATCATTATTTGTAATACATATGACTTGTAATACCTGATTAACTTGTTTGGGTCCAGCCTTTTTGATTTCCTCAATTTCTTTGGATGTTAGTTCTTTTAATTCAGCAATTTCTCGATCTTTTTGTTCTTTTATCTCAGCAATTTCTTTATTGGTGCGCTTTTCCAATTCAGCGAATTTTCTCTCAATATCTTGTTTCCCATTTTTTCTATATAACGGATAGCTTTACACCTTTTTCATTAACATGACGTAACATATTATCCTTGCGAGTAAATATTCGAGAACAATGTGGACATTTAATGTCACTAGATGACATTACTACATTATGATTATATCATAAATATTTTTATATAAAATTTATGCGTCTAACTTACGTAACTCCTCCAAAATAGAGGAATTTTACATTTCATAGTAACTTACAAAAATTGATTGATAATCTCAGCATCATTTTATACCATTTTATGATATAATGGACTCATTGAGTATTGTTTTTTTAATAACACCATTTATTGTGTGGATTTATCTGGTTACAGAGAGAGCAACTAATTGGGTAATTAGCAAATACATATATCATATGTATTGTAAAGCGAAACATATGATATCCGATGCATATTATCAGCAAATTGTTGTCAGTCAATACATATTAGTAATATTCTCCATATTGATTCTGGCCAATCCAATATATTTCATACTAAACATTATGGCTCAAATTCTATTGACGACACCATCACCACAACTAATGAATGAAAATCGATTGGCTTATCAAAAATGTCTACAAAGTTATGGTCCATCCGGTTGTTATCCACTCGTATGTCTTGATATGTATGACTGTTAAAACTCTTAACATATCACAATTTACTTTGGTACTTCGATCCAAAGTATTAATTTACATTATAGATATATGTTAATGATGAACAATATTCACAATTCTTTCAATTAGAACCACATTGCCAGCAGTAATTTGTTCATACATAATATCCCTTAAAATACTTACCATATTTTTTACATCAGGTGAATTTTGTACAATATTTCCCATATTCTCAGATAGTGTCTTAAGTGGTGTTTCAATATTAGCGTACCCAGGACACATATGTTGCAGTAATTCTTTTACAATTCTTGTTTTAAAAACAAGAGTCATATGATCTTTAAGGAACACCTCGGGTGGGGTAACCTGTAATGGGTATAATGCAGGTAGATATTGTAGAAAATTCTCCACTTTATATTTAAGTAATAATTCATTGTCTCTGTCAATTGCTGCCATCGTTTTGATAAAATTCAATCAAATCAAATCAATTAACACAATTCAATTTTTAAAATTGATTGGTTGTAACTCATTAAGAATCACATATTAATTCATCATTTTAATGTATAATCATTTTAATAATTGTCAAAAATTCTCATTTGTGGATGCGGTGGTGGATATGATATATTTTGTGGATTAGACTTATTTTTAACCTATATCAACAAGGTAAATCAGTCATCTTAGGTAGCTACTCGTTTACAGATAATAAAATATTGACTCAATTTGGTAAAAAATACACAAATATTGTTATAAGGTGACACATGAGACAGCTTTTAATGAACAAGAATACATTGCGACATTAATACAAAATCTTAAAGTTCCACCAAAATGGTTCTTAGAGCAAAATGGTATCACACGTGATGAATATATTTCATCACAAATTAATGCAAATAGTGAAACAAAAAAGATATATTTTCCTGAATATAAATTAGTCAAACACATACATGATATGTATGACATCGATGTCCCAATTTACTGTTTCATTGATGGGGTTATTTCAACATTAAATGATGCATATAATATGGTCATTGAATGTGAAGGAATAGACTGTATCGTGTTAGCAGATGGAGGAACTGATTCACTCATGACTGGAATCGAGACAGGTTTGGGGACACCATATGAAGATATATGTCATATCGTTGCGGTTAGTGATCTCAATATCAGTAAAAAATTTCTCTATTGTCTCGGTTATAATATTGATAAACACCACGGTGTAACTGACGAGAGTGTCCTGAAAATACGTCACAATTGATCAACAATGGTTCTTTTATTGGTGCATATATGCTCAATAGGTACAATGAATCAACTCGCAAATATATCGAAACATTCATGCAATGTGACCCAGAAAATTCCATCGTTAATACAGTTGTAGTTTTATCCCTCAATGGAGCTTTTGGTGATATTACTCCACAATGGATGCAATATCGAATTGGTGATGATAGGATCAATATAACTCCATTATTGGGGCTTTATTGGATCTATGATTTGAATGGTGTATACAATAATTTAAAATATGATGTTAGTCAACTTAAAAACACCAAAGATCCATGTGAGATTGTCAAACTGTTACATTTTGCCCAATGAACACTAAAACTAAAGATCATTGTTTAATTTGCTTTGATTTTTTTCAAATTTTTCCAAAATTTTTTTGAAAATGATAAATTTGACTTTAGCAAAAGACATTTTTTTAAAAACGAAATTGGAAATCATGATTTTCATCCATGAATAATTTTACTTTGAATTTTTTTGGGATGAAAACTCAAAGTAAAAAATTTGTAAAATTAAAATTTGGAAAAATTTTAAAATCCCAAAAAAAATATTTTTTTTAAAAAATCTTGGAAATTTTTAAATTTTTTAACGAAAGAGAAATAAAGGGCGCCACAGGTATTTACTTTGATTTTTCAAAGTAAATTTTATATGTAAAATTGGAGGGGTCAGATTTTTATGATTAATTTTATCGAATTATTCATAATATATTGCCCTATGATACGTGTGATCACCATTACCTCCGAATGCCGACGTTATTATATGATTTTTATGATTCTTGTAATGATTCATACACTATGTAATAATATACATAGTTATGATTTAATGATCGAGTATGAATTACGCAAATAATTTAACAATTTTAAAAATCTCTGGATTATGATAATCCATCGTAAACATAGTTAAAAAATCTGATATATATCAGGTAATCATACACATTTTACGATATAGAATAATTTAACAATTTTCCAAAATATCAGGCCACGAGACCAATATAATTACATATGTGTATATTTTTAATCAATGTGTAAATTGTTAAACACATATGTAATTTGCATTTAATGTGTTAAATTGTGATATAATTCATAAAAATTGTTAAATTATGGAGATTTAACAATTTTAGACATATGTCTAAAATTGTTAGTGATCGGTGAACAAAAATTATTCCTCCAAATTCCTCCAAATTTGGAGTGATCGACATTTTATGATTTTATGATTTTAATAATCATAAATGTATATATAACTAAGATCCGAGTTATTACTTAGAAATGTCTTTCTACACAGGAGTATTAAATATACCTTTTCGATATGATGATTGTGGTTTTATTTCCCAAGGAAATGGTAAGTATGTGTTTATTCCGAATAAATATTACAATCATAGTTTTCATGGTGATACGGTCACATATGACATGACGAATCAATTAACTCAATATGAGTTAGAGGTTAAAACATTATATGATAAGGTTCGTCGTGGACATAGCACATTAAGTATTGAGATTGTCAATACCGGAAAAATAATAAAAATTATCCACAACACACCATTGATAATAAGTGGGTTGTTACACATTAAATCTAATATGATTTATGGTTTAAATCAATTGGGGCACAAATTGTATTTATTTTCGCCGGCTGAACCAATTTATCCTAATTTTGTCATACCATTACATATTAATCCTACTCGTTACAAATATAATATATATATTGTCATTAAGTCAGTTGATTGGGTGATGAATAAAATGTATCCTTTGGGTGAATGTGTGTCAATAATTGGCGAAATCGGTATATTTGAGAATGAAATTATGAATCGTTTATATGCCAGACAACTTAGTCAACAACTGAGTCAACATTCTTATTCTAAATGTTTAATTAATCAAATGACTACAGCCATAGCAGACACAAGAATTGATATGACTGACAAGTATGTGTTCAGTATTGATCCACCGGGATGTGTTGACATTGATGATGCAATTCATTTTGATGATGTAATTGATGGATACGAACTTGGGATTCATATTGCTGATGTCTCTGAATATATCCAATCAGATACTCAATTGGATTCAGATATACGAAAACGATTAGGTAGTATATATTTGCCAAATGGAAATGTCCCAATGATTCCAAGAGAATTATCTGACAATTTATGCTCATTACGAGCAGATCATAAACGTTTAGCGTTGAGTTTATTGTTGAATGTGGACAAAAATGGTCGAATTTCCAGATATGTTTTTAAGACAACAATCATTCGTAACCGCCAAAATTTGTCATATGAATCAGCTGAAGATATGCACAAAAATGGACATGAATTGCTGAATAAGATATATGATGTATGTGTAAAAATTAATATGATTCAAAATAATCAACTAACTATCACAGATACTAAATCATATCACGCTCATTATATTATTGATACATTGATGATTGTCGCTAATACATTGTGTGCTGAATATTTGATTCAAAGATATGATAATTGCATACTGAGAATTCATACGAAAGATACTCAGCAACAGTTAGATGCAATAAATAGTACGAAACCCAATCAGTTTCTCAATGAATATCTTCAATACAAATCCTATAATAGTTCATATTACCGCAGTTTACGTGATTGTATACAAAACAATATATCCACACAACATTTTGGATTGGGCAAACAATATTATACTCATTTCACATCACCCATTCGCCGCTACATTGATTTGATCAATCATAGATATGTCAAAGGTTTTATGATACAAAAAAATATGGACCAATTGGACCAATTGGACCAATTGGACCAATTGGACCAATTGGATCAATTGGCCGAAGCGTCCAATCAATTTGAGATTAGACGGAAAAGACTGACAAAAGATATGAATTATTTGACACTCATTAATAGGCTCGAATCCAGGAAGACATACGATATTGTAACTGATGGATATATTATTGATATTGTGACATCAACACCCTCAATACAATTAAAAGTCTACATACCTGAGCATCAGTTATCAACATACATTATTTTAATCCACTACAAATTGGTCGATTTATATGTTGTCGACCAATCGACAAACGGTCTTGATATAACAGAGAAATCGTCCGGTAAAAAGATGAATTTTGTGTTATATGGGAAAATTTTATTGAAAATCACACCTATCATGAATGCAGAATCTTTCCACAAAAAATTAAGAATATTTCCAATAATTGAATTATTTAAACCATTTAAATAAATACATATTATATATGCTATAACTAAATGGAAAACGACGTTCCAATTGATGAAAATATCTGTGAAGAATACCCAGTAGAAGAACAAGAAACTACCGCACACCCAGTCATTGGTGACAAACCCTCTATATTATATATCATACCTTTTAGGGGGAAGAATCTGTATCGCAAAAAAAATCTGAAAATTGTTTTGCAATGGATCAATCTGGCGAAGGAATATCTGAGGGACAATTATGATGTAACTTTGGACATTTTTGTTGTTGAGCAAGATCGCGAGCCGTATGATCAGATGCCGAAAGATAAATTATCCCATACATTTTTGTCAAATAATGGGACTTTTAATAAAGGTTGGGGATTTAATGTTGTCGTCAAACAAGTGCCATTGTATCAGTATTATGGATTCGGTGATGCAGATATTATTTGTCCTAATGTAGATGTTTTTTGTGATCAGATCGTTGAACATGCCATCGTTAATCCTAAGAAAGCATTCAGACCATTCGCGGACCGTTTGGATATTTTAATGGCTGATTGTCAGTTAATTAATACTTTCGAGGATTTATCGAAAAATTATCAGTCAATTAAACCCAAATTACAAAAACATGGAGGTTTATCGTTCGCTTCGAATATGATTTTCATGACTAAAGAAACATTTGACAAAATCGGAGGTTGGGATGAAGTGTTCAGGGGATGGGGCCGATATGATGATTTTATAACCCATAAATTATCATTTATTTGTCAATGCAATGGTATTTATTCACCCAGTGAAGCAGTCCATCTGTTCCATCCAATTACAATCGATTATTCACTCAATCCTGAAAATGTACATTTGTATGATAAATACACAAAATATAGTAAAAATGATCTATTAAAATTGGTTGATACCAATCGAAAAACAATGGGAGATCCAAATTTATACAAGGAGAAAAACAAATAATTTATAAATTATTGTTAATTTTGTGAAATTTGAATAAGATTGTGACTCACCGTCATTATATGAACAAATATATCTTATGAGTTATATTTGTTTTGATCAAAATTCAAACATATCGCGTGAAGACTATGGAATTCTACAACAACTTGTAGAATTCCATGCGGTTCAGCAAAAAATAAAATTAGATAATTTGTTATCATTGTTCCCTAAATCCAATAGATGTATGGCTAGAATCCATGATAATACACAATGCACACGAAAATATAAAGATAATGTGACACGTCTCTGTGGTAGTCACAATAATTCTTTACCGTATGGACGTATTGATGGCCCAAATGGGCAACAAATGACTGAAAAGAAAAGCAAAGGTAGAAAAACCAAACACAAATCTCTTTTCACATTAGATAATGTTGATTTCGGTCAGTATATTAAAACTGAAATCACAAATATTGACGGAAATGATTACTTAATTGATGAAAATTCCATATTATATGAAAATAATGACACTAATATGATCGTGGGACGTAAGTTAGTAGATAATAGTATTGAATGGTTTTAGTTCTGTTTACATATAAATAAAATCAGTTGCACTATGTACGATGGGCTCCTCACCTGGGCGACTTAAAAACAATTGTTCAAAGGATCCAATTTTTTTTAATTTATCAAATCCAACATCATTGTACAGATACCACACATTTTCACACTTAATGTATGTCACATAATGTCCTCTGCGTTCGTTTCCCCAATGGACAATAATGGATACTAAATTCATCTGTTGACCATAAGGTAAAACAAGTGTCTTATCCGGTGAAACAGCGGTTCTAATTTTTGTCTCATTTATTCTCATAGGAACGGCTGCCTTGCCCCTTGTACTTCTCCTAGTGTTTCTGATATTTTGTCCAGCTATTCTATGTAAATGGACATGTAGTAATGGCGCTGACAACAATTGTCTCTCTTGTGCAAAAGGTATATCATCGGTTCCTTTTATTTCCCTTGAATTAATTAACTTAGTAAGAGAGATGTGATCCCTCTTATCAACGAAAGCTCGCCTATCTTCAATAAAATCGGCAATCATATTCTGATGAATATCAATTAAATATGATGTAATTACCTCTTGTGACGAACTGATCCCCGCGTCACTAAAATCAAGCGGACTAAGATCCACATGATTAGTGACAAAAACTGTCGTCTCTGGTACCATAAAAATTCTCATAATTTGAAGCATCACATCAAATGGGGATAATGGTGATGTAATCCAATTAATTTGCCCACCCATTTCACCGCTGGGGACAATCAGTGGCCCCATAATCTGATCATATTGTTGAAAAGCCATACGTAATTCTTTACAATACAATTTATTTCCAGTATAGATAGTATCTAGTGCATCACGCAACAAATGCTGTATAGTCTCTGTTAATTTATACAGTGGTTGGACGTCTCTTAGGGGAAGCGTTTTTTGTTCTTTTTTCCAATAAATCACTAAATCATCTAAATTGGCAAAAAGAATGTAGTTGTCAATATAATCGCTTTGCATATGTAGAATGGCATACAATAAACTGTCCAGATAACAACTATTATCTGAATTTTTAAACCCACCCAAATCGTCACATGGTCTTCTGGCCTGTTGTCTTCTGTATTGTTCTTCTTGTATCCTACGATCACGTTCTGTTCCTTGTGATGCTCTGCGTCTACCCGCACGTTCTTGTCGTTGAATTTCAGCTCTTCGAATCATTTCTGCTACCTCTCGTTCTTGTTCTCCTCCCCATCCGTCTTCTTCAAATTGTTGGGCTTGTTCACTCTTTTTTCTGGGGGCAGTTGTTGCTGCTTTTGGGTGTTTACCTAGTAATTTAGCAACTTGTTCCTCTTCTTGGGGCCATTGCCACCCACTTGGTTCTACTGGTTGTTGTTTCGCTTTGTGTTCATGTGCTTGACGAGATAATCTCAATGCTTTCTCAATGTCTGCTTCTTGTTCCGATCGTTTTTTCTCTGCCTCTTGGCGTGATTTTCTCAGTGCTTCCTCAATCTCTGCCTCTTGACGTGATTTTCTCAGTGCTTCCTCAATCTCTGCTTCTTGTTTCAATCGTCTTTTCTCTGCATCCTGACGTGATTTTTTCATTGCTGCTGCTGTATCAGCGTCGAGTCTCGACAGTCTCACCGCCTCTCTCATCTCTTCCTCTTGATGTGCTTGTTGTTTCACATGTATTTGACGTGATCTTCTTATTGCTTCTGCAATCTGATAATCTTGTCTTGATTGTCCAGCAGAATCTACCACACATTTCTGATGTTTCCAACAATACTTCGGGTTAGCACCTTTTGCTTTACTCGGTCTTCTTTTACACTTATCACCATCATCTAAACAAGGACACTTTGTTGACATAATCGGTGTATATATATTATGTCAACAATAAATTTTATTTGGTAATAGATTTTATGCCTATAAATAAGAAGGAGTCCAAAATTATACATAGAAGAATCCGGTTGCATTTTCCAGAATATGACTTGATTTCATCTCAAGTAATCTATCGAATTGTCCTATTTTATCTAATTTTTCAAATCCTGAATCATTGTAACAATACCAATCATTATCACATTTAATATATGTAATGTAATGTCCACCTGACGCATCTCCAATATGCACAATAATTGATACTAGATTCATTGTATTCTTGTCACCAAGAGTTATTGTTTCATCAGGAACAATAGTCGTTTTTACTTTGATAATGGGTATGTCCTCCGCGATAGGTACGTCCTCTAATCCTTCTTCTGGTATAACATGTTGTCCGGCGATTCTTTGTAGATTGACATATAGGATAGGTGATGATATTACAGTTCTTTGTTCTATTGTTCTGGGTGTATCGGATTTATCAGTTAAAATGGTTCTTAAATTGATTAATTCAGTCAGAGTTAAGGCTTCTCTCATCTTAAAGATTTTTCGCTTTTTGTCATAAGTTGTAATTTCATTCTGATGAATATTGAGAACAAAACTAGTGTATGATTCTTTTGTATCGTCCCCAAGTAACTGTGCGCTGCTTAAGTCTACAGGATTCACGACAGCATACGCTTCTTCCTTAATATGTGTAAGGTCGGGTAGACTGAAAATTTTATTGAGTTGTGTAACAACATCATCTGGTGACAATTGGGACTTCAACCACAACGTTTTAACGAATTTTTCTCCCTGTGCTCTTCGTAAATCATCATGTTTTTTGAAGTCACGCCGCAACGGCCCCACTTTAATAATATGTCCGTAATGTATGGTTTTTTGTGCTTTTTTCAAGAACAATTGAATACTTTCTGTGACCTCAAATAATTCAGGAAAATCGGATAATTTAACTGCATTCGATAGAGGTGCATTTAAAGTCCGTAAGTCGACATTTAACATATAATCATCAATATATGGATGATTTGTATGTAAAATTGCATACAATAAACTATCCATGTAACAACTGTTATTAAAATTGGTAAATCCTCCCAAATCATCACACGTTTTCTTTTCGTCGGCAATTGTCTCAACATTCTCATCAACTCTGGACACCCTTGTCTTCCCCTTTTGTGGTAGTTTGACTGGACCAACTTCCGGTTCAGGTACATCCTCAGGTTCATCAATTGTTTTTCTCGAATACTTCGATAAATCTTTGGGTACATTTTCCGGTTCCGGTGCATCTTCCTTGCGTAATTTAGGTTTTTTTCCTTTATTTACGAATTTTTCTTCGACTGTTTGTGGTTCCAATTCTTTTTGGGTTACAGTGGTCCTTGCTTTTTCGGCAGCCATCTCCTTAATTGGATTTTTGCACCCTTGATGTCTGCGGCAGTAATTTGTGTCATCTTTCAATAAATTACTAATCAATAGATGACATCGGTTTCCTTCTCTCATTTGGCAATAGCAATACTGTAATGACATGGATATAATATATAATAAGATAATTTTTAATATATCTACAAACTATTCATAATTATTGATCGATCATATAGTATGTATTTAAATGTCAACTGCACATTTTGACTGGAAATTTTATGTTAATTTTTATGCTGATATTAAAGCAGCCAATATTAATACTGAAGAGAAAGCATTGGATCACTACATAACACATGGAAGTAGTGAAAACCGGAAATCATATATGGATGTTGAAAAATATTTGAGAAATAATGAGAGTTCAGGGGATTCATTATTCAGTAGTATTGATAATGACAATCTATCAGGTACTAATCGTAATTTTCTAAATTATTTAATAAAAGATTGTAAAATTGGTCAACAATGTACGGTTTTAGAACTTGGATGCGGTATCGCGTGTTTATCACTACCTTTAATTAAATATTTGAAATCCGGTAAATATTGCGGAATAGATACTGATAAACAATGTATTGACTGGTGCAAACATAAGATAATGCCTTATTGTGATGCATCTTTCAAGATATTTGTTGATGAAAATGAAGTACATTTTCCGTTTGATAATGATGAATTTGATGTTGTTTATACTGGTTCGTTATTTAGTAATATATCACAAGACAATATCGAAAAATATCTGAGTGAAATAAACCGTGTATTGAAAAAAGGAGGGCAATTTATTTTCTCCATTTTTATGGCAAATCAGTCTCAGACAACAACAAAATCCAAAAAATTAAAAACAAGATTGAATAAAATCAATGGGGTACCATTTTTAACTAATAGTCGCAATGAGAAGACATTGGTGTATCAAGACGCACAAATTTCAACTTGTTTTGAAAAGACCCATTTCGAAATTAGGGATACTTTATTTGGAAACTGGTCAGATATATCAAATGCATCTAATTATCAGGATCTCGTAAATGTTGTCAAAATCAAATGCATCTAATTATCAGGATCTCATAAATGTTGTCGAAATTATAAATTTTCCTGTTGAAAATTTATATAATCATAATATATATAACAATGGAAACACAAGAATGCAATCTGAAGAGTCGTTTAGCTAAAGATGTGAGATATAAATGTAATGAAGAGACAGGAGAATATGAATTAATCCGCCCACGTAAGTGTTCAAAATCCAGCCGTTATAAAAATGACCCTCGTTATTATTGTGATCATGCCACTGGTATTTTCAAGTTGCACAAAGATTATGAACGTGTATATGTGGAAGGTGCACCCAAACGGCCAAAATCAAGTTATATGTTATGGGTTACCGAACCTGGTGTTCGTGATAAAATTAAAGAATTATTACAAGATGAAGATACTCCAATTACATTCCAATCGGTCGGACGTAAATTCGGGGAAATATGGAATGATGGTGAATGGCCTGATGGTGAGAGCATTGATAAGGAATATTATAAAAAAGTCGCAACAATTGCCCAAAAAAAATATAAGAAATTAGCTGCAGCATTTAAAGGTGATTCCCCACGCAAACCATTCACAATAATTAGAAAGAAGGACAAAAAGCACCAATACCCCACGATATACAATAAATTTTATCACGATTACAGGATCAAATTGCTCAAAAAACGACCAATTTTGGGGAAAAAAGGTCACGGTCGCGAACTTAATGAATTAATTACAAGTGAATGGGCAAAAAAACAGGTTCAAGAAAAAGCCAGAGTCAAATATGCTAAGGAGCGAAAACCACGGACACGCCACAGGAACATTGTTCAACCAAGTCAGACAACTCAACCTCAGGAAGTAGAACAATGAGTGATTAAGTATATATAAACATTTGGATAATTAGTCATATAAATGTTATCTATTACACTAAAAACACACAATCAACCAGATAGTAAACAGAATCTCCGTATCAACTCAATTTTTTATGGATCATCAATTCAGATGGTTGTTGATAATTTTAATCAGACTAGGACATCATCTGCGAAAATAGTTAAATTATATAATCCTTATGGACAAGAAATCCCACAAACAATGTGGAAAATTCAAGTGAAAGAGAATATGGTCTTTTTCATCGATCAACCAAATAAATAACAACCACGGAAAACTGCTTATGATGAAACACATAATATAAATGATATAGTTATATTATGTCAATCTTCTTTAATTACATCAGTTTTTCACACAGGAAAATACAATTAAAAACACCATTCAAACGTGTGATTAATGAGGAACCATTCTTTTTTATTCAGTTGAGACATAAAAGAAATGAAATCTATGTTAAAACGCCAAAAATTACTGTACCATTTGGACTTAACATTTATACTAACGAATATGATCAAAAATGTTATTACTATGTTCTGTCATTCAGTGATATTGATATTGATCCGAATATCAATAACTTCTATGAATTTGTTAAAAAAGCTGAAAAATTTTGCTGTTCTGTAGTCGAGAATAACTTGGAAAAATGGGGTTACCCACACCAATTCGAGTCACTTCATTTTAAATCATCATTGAAAAATTGTGACGGAACACCACTTTTTCGTCTCAAAATTACTCAAGGTGTCACTGAAATTTATGATGAAAAAGGAGCACAACATATCTTAGCGGATGTTGAGCAAATGATTACCAATCATTGTCAAATTATTTCATTAATCGAGATGAATAATATTTGGATAAATTCATCTGACTATGGCATCACTTGGAAAGTACATCAAATCAAAGTATACCCAACGACTCGTCCCATTGGTGGAGTATCATTATTGGATGAAAATATTGAAGTTCTTGATCAAAATTCTAATCAACCACCTCAGCCACCTCAGCCACCTCAACCACCTCCGCTTCCCAGAATCCCATTCATCCCACCAAATCCTCTTGCTAATTGTCTAGCAATGATTATGCAGGGTGAATTCAAGTTAAAAAAAATTGACCCTTTGACCAAAATGGACAAAGTTGTTGATACGTCACTACAACCTAAAATTACACTTGATGAAATTCTCAAAATTAGAAAAAATTTAAGAAACAATAAAGATGATGCTAAAACACCAATATAAATTAGTGTGTAATAAATGGATGAAAATTACAATTTGACATAATTTTCATTTTATGTATTGATATATATATATATACACGTATAATGGATCCATCACAAATCGTATTGGTTGGTTTCGGGACTGTCTCTCGAACAATGATGACACTTATGTTATTACTTAACCGTAAATTAATATCACTCCCTATTTTAATAATTGATCCGAAACATTTTGTTCCTGTTAAACGGGGGCCGCAACAGGGTGGTGGTAATGGGGACCCAATCGGAAAAATACCGAGGCGCCCAGATTATATTAAAATTAGACATCACCGGGAACAGATATTTACACATGAAACGGAGGATATGCCCAGTGAGATCCTCGCTAAATTGTTGGAAATCAATCCAAATATAACCATTTTGGAAACCAAACTGGCCGAGGATAATTGTCACAATCTATTTGAACAATATGTCAAACAAAATGCGATTGTCATTGATCTGGCGTATCGTGTTAATACGACATCAATTGTGCAGGAGTGCCAAAATAAACAGTGTGTTTATGTTGATACGGCGATTGATGATTGGAAATACACGAAAAAAAATCTCTTCTCTGTCAAAGCTGGCATTTTAAATGGTATCAAATATAATCAATCCGAGAAGAAAATGACAGCTGTGCTCAATCATGGTATGAATCCTGGTTTAGTTTCACATTTTATGAAAAAATTATTGGGTGTCCTCGCAGAGGAATCAGGTGACACGAAAAATATTTCATTATATCGTCATAGTAAATATAATTATTTGGCTCAAAATCTTGGTCTATCTTTGATTCAGATCGCCGAACGTGATACTCAAACTACCAAATTTATGAGTTCAGAAGAATGTTTCTATAATACATGGTCTGTTGTTGGTTTTATTGACGAAGCCTTATTACCCGCGGAAGTATCTTGGGGAACTCACGAAAGTCGGATCCCATACAAATCTAACAAATCTGTGTTACACAATTCAGCCCAAATTATCTTACCAGTTCCCGGTTATCAAGTCAGAACACGTTCATACGAACCCAAAGGAGGTGTTTTTACAGGTTATTGCATTCCTCATGCAGAATGTTATTCTCTGGCTAATTTCCTGAGAGTAGGTGACGAGTATATACCTTCTGTTTACTACTCTTATTTAGTTCCAGATACTACCAAATTGATGTGTCATTACATTGAGTACTCATTAAATGATCAATTCTTACCTAGAAAAGAGCACGTACTTCGATCAGATGAGATTATTGGTGGTTATGATTCCGTCGGGTGTTTGGTTTTTTTCAGAAAACCTCAATTGAAGAAATATTGGATAGGAACCATTTTGAATAATAAGTTTGCTCGTGACATTTCCCCGGAAATTAATGGTACTTGTTTACAAGTAGCTATTAGTGTTCTAGCGTGTGTTGAATGGATGAAATTTAATCCTTATAAGGGAATCATTGAGCCGGAAGAGGTTGATTCTGATTTTATCATTGAATATTGCCATGAATGGTTGGGTGAATTTTATTATGAAGATGTCACTGATTATTGTGATATTGAAACTGATGAATTGAATAATTTATTGACTACTCCAGCCAATATACTTTTTTAAAAATATGATTAACTTGCGAGATGTATATCATTCCAATATATGAAAATTAAATGACTCTCTTAAAAGTCATTTAATTTTCATTTCTATCAGAGAGATAATTGACTTCGTTTATTGGTATTGGAAAATTACGACATAGATGATAAAATTGAATATGATTTCCATTTTCTATGTAAACGATAAATAAAATGACCGAATGTTGGGTTGGTATTGGACTACCATTTCGTCCTTGTGTCGGAACATATACCGTTTATAATACTAACCTGTTACCTCCAATTGAGACAGTGAAATATCAATCAATTATAACATTGTTAGATATTATTGATACATCAGAGTTATTCAATTTCAATTCAGTGACTGGGTGTTATATTGATGTTGATGTGACAACAGGACAATTTTATCGTGATCAACAAGATTGTATTATATGGAAATTAATCAATGGTCAAGTTGTAGCATATAATGATGAGGATGAAAAAATTGGGATCGTTGCGAATAATTTAGCTGAATTTTTTTCGAGAATCGAAATCGAAAATAAGATATGGTATTTAACATACCGACTTGATAAGAGTGGGGGTGGGTGGTCAAAGGCGGAAAACCCCAATCTCAAATGGACACAATTACAAGAATTATTAGATGATTCTTGTTTGGCTTATTTAATCCTTTATTATTTTCGATATTTAGGTATATAACTGTACCTTGGAGGTTTTAACTGTACCTTGGAGGTTTTAACTGTACCTTGGAGGTTTTAACTGTACCTTGGAGGTTTTAACTGTACCTTGGAGTTTTTAACTGTACCTTGGAGGTTTTAACTGTACCTTGGAGGTTTTAACTGTACCTTGGAGGTTTTAACTGTACCTTGGAGGTTTTAACTGTACCTTGGAGGTTTTAACTGTACCTTGGAGGTTTTAA